GTAGGTGACGAACAGCCCCTCGAGCGTCGCGGCGGCGATCGCCAGTTCGTGGAATTGATGGTTCTCGAAGACGAGCCGCGGATCGATGAAGAACCGCACGTAAGCGATCAGGAACGCCGGCACGAGCGCGAAGCCGATCAGCAGGCATGCGGTGTAGAGCCGGGCGATCGTGTCGACCATACGCGGCGATTCATGGGCTGTGAAGACGGTGCTCACGGTGGCCTCCGCAACGCTGTTCCTGGATTGAAGTGGGGAATCAACGTGCAACGGTACAGCTAACCACCACCACGTCATATCTCAGCGCTTTCATTTCGCGACAATCGTCCATTGTCCTTCTGGAGTATAGGCGTCGAATCTCATTTGACAATACTCCCGAACCGGTTTCATGCGTTCAAAACGAGTACTCGACGCGGTCGATTATTCAGCTTTTCGAATCAGCAGCGAGTGCGAAAATTGATGACGAAATGGTCGCTGACAAGTAGAAACTCCATGCGACCAACCCGTGCGACTCATGGCAACCAAAGGACGGTCACATGCGGCGTCCGGAAGCGTCCTCAGGCTTTAACTTAGGTTAAGAGCCGCATTTGTTCGCCCGGCTTCGCCCGTCGTTCGACGGCGGTAGAAGGTGTCATTTCAAGCCGTGCACGATATGTGTGTCCACATACAACATCGTCACACTGGTAATCGATCTCCCACGCCAGCGCGGACTTCTGTTCCAGCACGCGGGCGATGCCGCGCGCGCCGCAGTGAGGGCAAGCAATCGTGAATCTCACTTCGCCGCCTCCATCAGCCGGAGCGTCGTGCGCGAATCGACAAAGCCGCGCAGTCGATCCGATGGCCGCACATCAAGCGCGACGTCGGGCCGCGGCCGCGCCGGGGGCGACAGCGAGAACAGGATTTCGAGACCGGCCGGCGTTCGAAAGCCGCAGTCGTCGCACACGAAGTAGAGGCGGCGCAGCGTCGCCGACATCGCTTCCGTATGGCGTGCCTCGATTTCGCCTCCGCAGCACGGGCATTCGATCGTCATATGCGTCATAGGGTGTTCCTCACTCTACAGGTTCCGATGACCCCGTTTCGCGCCGTTCCCTACCCCGTGGGCACCGATTCGTACAGCTTCCGCGGGTATCTCGGCCACCCCTGGCCGATCGTCCCGCGTACAGTTATTGACACGAGTCCAAGGGCGGGCGGCTCCGCCGCCGCGCCGAACGACCCGCCACTCGTGGCGCGTCGATGGAACGAAAATCTTCGTCTCGCGCGAGTACGGGCAGAGCCCATCGACGATGTGCGCAACGCCGAGCGCCTCGACGCCGTGCGGCACTCGCACCGGGCCGATGCCGTACCGCCCTTCGCGCTGCTCGACGGTATGGCGCACGTACACGATGCGCGCTTCGCCGGCGATACCTCCCATTGCGCGCGAATACTCCGCCCAGTCCGCCGCGTGCTCGTCGGTCTTCTGCGCGGCAGTCCACGCAGCGCGGATACACGGCGCTTCGTCCTCGCTCGGCAAGTCCTCTTCCTTGACGCGGCGCAGCTCGCGCCATACGCCGACCGGCGCCCCGCCGAACTGTTGGAACTGACGGATACCCCACAGCGCCGCCCATGCCTCGACACGCTGCGACGGCGTGATTTCGTCTCCGTCCCACATGTCCGCTTGGATGACGTAGCCGTCCTGCGTCTTGTGCTCGCCGACCGCATGGCCGTCGATGTTCTTGCTGATGTACTTCGCGACGTAACCGACCGCCGAGCCTTTCGCCCGGTCGATCATCTCGAAGCGCACACGATGGCGCTGCGCACCTGGCTCGTCGCCGGAATCGCGCAGGCCGTGCTTGCGCATGACGGAGCAGAATCGTTCGATCTTGTCGGCAAATACCAAGCCGTGCCAATGAGGCGTACCGTCGTGATTTGGCTCGGCAACGCGCATCCCGAAATAGACGATGCCTTCGCGCTTCAGCTCGGCACGAGTCCGTTGCCATACCTTGCGCAAATATGCTTGCGCCGCGCGCGGATCGACATCGTCATAGCGCGGGTTCGGGCGAACCCAACTGTCCGTCGTCGTGACCGCGTGAAATCGGCTCGGGCAGGTCAATGTGAACATGACGCCCCGAAACTTCGCGTCGTCGGCAAGCTCTTCAAGCCCGCGCAGACGCGTGAACAGCTCGCCGCGCTTCATCGCCTTGTTTGATATGCCTTTTGCCGCCAGTTCAGCGAGCGTGAATTGCTGGCCGACCTCGTTCTCCATCGTCACGGATTCGAGCGTGCGCGCATTGCGCCGATTCTGTGCAACGCGACGACGCACGGCGTCATCACTCGCATACGGTTCTGCGCGACGATGCACGTAATGTAAGCGGATATTGCTAAATTCGAGCGCACGAATATGCATCTTGCGCAGTTGTCGCCGCCACCATAGCTCGCAGCGCACGCGTGCGACACGCTCGGCCGGATGCTCGAAATTGGGTAGGTCGACGCCATACATCGCGCACGCATTCTCCGCGACAATGTGCGCGTCGAGTATCGACAGCCCATGCGACCGCAGCGAGACATCGTTTGCGATTCGACGGGCTTTCAGACAGATTTCGAAATCATTGGCGTCCGGCCGGACAGGGAAACTGTCGGGGGCGTGCTCGTCGAGAAACTCGCGAATTGCACGCGCAGCTTCCGACACGTCGAACATACGATCCGCGACCTGCTGGTCGGGCCGTGCAAACTTCACGGCGCTCGCATGGCCGGCCGCTTCCGCGTGGCTCAGCGCGCGCCGATACCAACGCGCCGGCAGGCGCTTCGCGGCGGCCTTCGCTTCGGGGATTCCGGGCAGGAAATCCGCTACGTCGTACGCGTAGATCCACATTATCGAGCCCTCGCCGCTGCCGTCGCGAGCTGTTCGACGAGCTCGATTCGCTCACCGATCCAACGCATCACGGACACCGCCATGCTGTTGCCGAGCGCCTTGTAGCGCGGGCCGTCTTCCACGTGCGCTGTCCACGAACCGTCCAGATTGGGCACAAAGAGGTCCGGATATTTTCGGCACCGTTTGGCGCTCGGCCGCGCCCGCATTACACGAATGGGAATCCGCGTGTAGTCGTCCGGGAAGCCTTGCAGGCGCTCGCATTCGCGTGGCGTCAGCCGCCGCACCGTCGACCCGATCATCGCGTGCGCCTTGTCGCTTCCGCCCTGGCTTGTCCGAAGCGCCGGCGTGACGCCCTCCAACAACTCCGGGAGATTGGCGCCGTCACGTCCGCGCAAACTCAACGCGACGGCCGCATGTCCGCCGCCGAACCCCTCTCCGCGCAACGTGCCCGCGATTTCGCCGATACTGAACGACGTGTCGCCGCCGGCCTTGCAATCGAAGGCGATCACCGGCTCACTGGTAGCTGCAAGCGTGAAGCACGGATCGGTCGATTGTGGGTTCGACCGATTACTAGGGTTTGTCACCTGCTGAAGGTCATACGCACGCGCGACGAGCGGTACACCGCGGCCCGTGCCATCTTCGCTCGCGTCATACCCACTTCCCTTCAACGTATGTGCAACGAGCGTTTCCGTCTCGAAGTCCTGCCGGCTCATCCCGCCCGCATTCAGGCAATACGATACGTCGCCCGTGCTTGCGATCAATCCGCCGTCGCACTCGAAGTCGGTTCCGAGTCCGCCGCCGCTCTGAGGGCGTGCGCTAAGGCAGGCGGCAACACCTTCCCGCGCTTTGCGGCGCGGCGCCGGATACCCGAGCATGCCTTCGCGCTCAAAAAGAACCGCTGCGGCACGTCGCCAGTCTCCAAGATGTCCGACAACGAAGACACGCCGTCGTCGTTGAGGGACGGCGCGAGGATGTGATTCCACTCGGACGTACTGAGCGTCAAGAACCCGGTATGCGAACCCATACCCGAGTTCTGCCAAGCCCCCGAGGAAGGTTCCAAAGTCCCGTCCGCCGTTGGACGACAGGACACCGGGGACGTTTTCCCAGACCAGCCAGCGGGGAGCGTAGCGGCGAGCAATCGCAAGATAGGTGAGCATGAGGTTGCCACGCGGATCATCCAGCCCCTTGCGGAGTCCGGCGACGCTGAATGACTGGCAGGGAGTTCCGCCGACGAGAAGATCGATAGCTGCATCAGGCCATTCCTTGAAATGCTTCATGTCCCCAAGATTGGGAACCGTTGGGTAGTGGTGGCGCAAGACAGCGCAGGGAAACCGCTCGATTTCGCTGAACCATGCTGGCCGCCAGCCGAGCGAATGCCATGCAACCGTAGCCGCCTCTATGCCTGAACAAACGGAACCGTAGATCATTCGCAGAGCCCGGATGCAGACGCGCACGGGGCCGGTGGCTCGGCGAAGGCGGTCGAAGCGCTCATGCGTCTGCCACCTCATGCAAATGAATCAAGTAGTCAACGACCGGATTCCCGGTTGGCGTCTCCGTCCCCGCACGCGCCAGATCAATTGCGATATGCGCCGGAATTGACGCTCTACGCCAATACCTATAGAGCCCACTTTTCCTACCCGCCAAAATCTGGCGCATCTTCGGCGCGTCTTCCATCGTCATCACCCGCGAAACCACGTGTAGCGCGCTGCGGCGAATGGCCCGAGCCATTCGGACTCTCCCTCCGGATCGATGCGCAATGTCGATCCAGCCGGCGAGCGATTCGGTGCGTCGAGCGAGCACGCCGCGTCTTCGCTGCGGAACGGGTTGCCCTCATCGATCGCCGCCCACGTGAACGTCTCCCGGTCGCTGTACGGACTTGTGTTTGAGATTCGGATCATAGTCACCCCCTCACGCGTGGACGCCGCAACGCATCCAGCCTGTGAACTCGAAAAAAACGGGGCGCTTTGGAAGCCGCCCCGCCCAAAACTCGCCGTGCTATCCGAGGCCGAAAGTTTGCACGGCGAGTGACCACACGACAGCCCGGCTGCCGCGTGCTAAGCGCACGAAACCGGGCGAATCTCCTGCTGCACCGGCTGTTCCGGCTCACCATGTACACCGCACCACGCAATGACCGCGACGAGCGAAATCAACCAAATCGCCCAGAGCGACAGCGTCTTCTCGTTCCTTTTCATCCGCACTCCTATCGCAGAATCGACCGACGCCGCGCGAGCTTCGCGAGCAGTGGTCGCAATTCCTTCATCGCATTGGCCGCCGCTCGATCGCCGCGCGCCGTACGCGGTGGGGTGTACACAACGAAAGCCGGCACGCAAACGCCCGCGCCTATCCCAAGTTCCGCGAGGTCTTCGAACAGCGCTTCTCGCCGTTCAGCGACCCCGCGCTCGTTCGATTGCTCCATGCCCTACCACCGATGCGAAGCAAGCTGTAACGCTTCATCGCGCGTCATCATGACCGTCGTGTCGCTCGCGTCCGGCTGCTCGCACCAGTGATATTCCCGGCAACCCGACGGCGTTTTCACGATGAAGTAACCGCCGCGCATATACCGCTCAAAGAAAGGGCCGACTTCGACCACCCCCGGCGCAACGACGCGCGGCTGTGCCTGCGCAATATCGAAATCAGTCACGCGAGCCTCACAATCGAATACACCCGCCCGATGCGCTTCAACGTCGCGCGTGGTCGATCGACATCAGCCGCATCGCTCGCGCGACGGCGTGCCATCTGCTCCGCGTTGCTCGCGCGAATCATTCGCCGAATCGCAATCGCTTCCGCCTCTTGTTGATTAGGATTGCTATAAATATGAGCCATTGAATCACCCCGCTATGTGTGTTTGTGCTGTCAACAGTTTGGGTCGCTGCGGCGGGCTATACTTACTCGTCCCTCAAGACCCATCCAATCGCGATAAACAGAGGCAGAAATGAACACGAAGGATTCTCCGAATTCACCCGCAACTATCGAGAACGTGCAGCAATTCACGAACGCCGGTCTTTTCGTGACCGGCCAGATCATTGCGCGCGTTATCCCCGTCTTTCTCAGCCACCCTGTCACTGACCACGCCAGCCTCAAACGACTTATCGAGGCCCTTAAGGCACTCGGTAATGAACTCGCGAAGGAGTCGCCGCTGTTCAGCGTTCAAGTGATGGACGGCATCATCGGCGAATTGCTCGAGAACCCGCACAAGGTCTTTCCACACGTTGCTTGATCGCAGGCGCATCAACACATCTTCGAACTCGCGAGCCCGCGCCCGCTGTGCACGGACTCGCTCGATCCAAGACTCGCCGCCATACACGAGCGCCTCGGCGACTAGCTGATAGGCAGCGACACCGTCCGCGACCGAATTACCGCCACACGTGAGTACGGCACGGGTCAGCAACCGCCGTCGAACATCGTCGCGCACAACGTTCTGCGACATGACACCGGCAAACCGGATCGCCACGGTCCACAGTTCAAACTGGTGATCTGAAAGCAGCGATCGAGCGTTTGCGATGATGCGATCCGCGCACTTCAACTCGCGATACAACGCATCGACGCTGCCACCGTCAATCGCCGCTTGCCGTTCGTTGGCACGCGTGATGCCCTCTCCGATCACGGTGTCACGCTCGTTCATGTTCGCCCATTCCATCTTCTGGTCGAACGTGGCAACTGAAAGTGCGCTGCGGATGATGATGTGCGCGACGCGCAACTCGTCGCGCAGTTCGTTCATGATCGTCTTCATGCCGCCCATCCCCCGCGGAACGCGACCGGCGTTCGCGTCCACTTTTGGACTAATCCGATCATTGCGTCCATAAACGCACGGAAATACGGCTCGATCGTCTGGCGCACCAGCGCCGAAGGTGTAAGCGTTTGTTGCAGCGAAACGTGCATTTGACTTCCCCTTTCTCAACCCCTTGAACGGTGTACGGCTTGAAAGTCGACCGGCGGCTGGATAGCTAGTCCAGCACCGGCGGGGTTGGGAACCGGCTGCCGTGTCGACAGGCGGATAATACTTCGCACCCTCGAAGCATGCAAGTCTCGAAGCATTGTGATCACGAAGCATTGAGGTCATGAACGTTGCATGTTCGAGAACATCGAAGTAATCTTGCCGTCGGGTTGATATTGATTTTTAAGGGGTTTCAATGAAGACGACCGTCGATTACCTCGACGAAGCCAAGCGTTGCCTTGGTGTCGAGTCCGACTATGCCCTGTCTAAGCGACTGGACATTCGCCAATCCACCATCAGCGGCTATCGTGCCGGCCGCAGCCATTTCGACGAGCTGACCGCGCTCAAGATCGCGCAGGCGTGCAATATCGATCCGATGGAAGTGATCGCAGCGGCCGCTTATGAGCGCGCAAAAACGCCTGACGTTCGCGATATCTGGATGGGGGCTTGGGAAAAATTTTCCAAGGGTTTTCGGTGGCTGGCGCTACCCGCTAACGCTTGCGGGGCCTTGGTCCCGCAGGTGTAACGCCAGCTAAAGTTAGCGATCCCTTTTGATATTATGTCAAATATTGTACGTACGTAGACTGATCGCGACGATTCGAGCAATCAAAGCAGCCCTGTCCCTGACAATCACGCGTCCGGCTACAGCGTAGCAAGCCCAAAATCATCTCCTTCGACACGCCTGCCATGAGCAGGCGTTTTTTCAAGCTGCATCTTCAATTCCCACGACTCGGACGCCGGAACAGTCGATTCGCGCCACACACAACCGCTACCGCCACAATCAGCGACGCCAGCAACGACGAAACCAGATGAACATCCTCGACGCCCTCGTCACCGTACGCGCCGAAGAGCCCCGCAAAACGGACCAAGGCGTTTGTAGCCCACGGTGCGAACTGGATCGTTCCGGCCGCCTTGGCGAGCGCCAACGTAACCGCCAGCGTCGTCACCACGTTAAACACGATTCGAGACGTTTTCAT